TCTGCTTCGTTCTCTGAGTAGCCACGATCCATGAGGGCATACTTATAATCATCTTTTTCACTGGGCATTTTCGACGGTTTACCGGCTCCATTGGTTGCGACCTTGGCCGGCTGCGCAAGTTGGTCGCCGCGCTCGTCCTCAAGCTCCTCATAATCCAGAACCTTACGGAGCTCGTTGATCTTGACTGACTCTTTGAATTTTTCCAGGCGCGCCATCTTCCGAACCTCGAGGGCGGGAATCTTGTCCTTATGAACGACGAACTCATACTGCCCAGAATCATCCAGACGAGGCATAATAAACCGGTTCAGTTCATCGGCATAACAGGTGGCGAACGGGATTATATTCATGTCGTAAAGCATGTATTTCGACTCTTCAAAGTTATTGAATGTCTGGTTTTCCCCGGTTTTTAACGGCAGAGGAATATTGAAAATATTGTAAATCTGCCTCTTAACCATGGTCATAAGCTCGTTGAATTCCATGTCTTTATTATTCATGGAGAGCTCTACAAATTCTTTGATGCCGTCAAGCACCATCACATTACCGACATTATTGTACCCACCATAAAAAGCCTGTATCGACGCCTTTAGTCCTGATATTTGCTCGTCCGATAATTCAGCGGAGGTTTCGCCCTCTGGCACGTTTGGAATTACCGCTCCGGATGGCCGGACGCCGTTCCGCAACAGGGCGTTATTGTGCTTTGATACGCCGGCATGCTGCTCTATCTCGTAGTAAATACTTGAAAGCTTTGAGAGTCCTCTTCCTGAATTATATGAATCAGGGTTAAACGATTTCATTATCCATAACTGCTGACTTTTTGTCTGCTTATTGATGTAGACAATGCGCCCGTCTGGGAGTTCTTCCCGACGGTAACTTCCGCGCCACCGGCCACAAGTCACAGTGTAAGTTGTTACAATTTCGTCATGGTTGGTCGTTTCGGAGACGTTTTTTGAGTTTATGTAATAAATTTCAAGGGGCTCTGTATCTTCATCGCTCGATGTTGTCAGAAAAAAAGTGTCGCCAGTAACTGAAAAGGTTGCATACTGAGCCTTTTTGAAATCAGATTGTGAAATATCCTGGTTGGGTCGGCATAGAAGCTCCATGATTTTAGTCGCTGGAATTCTCGGGTCGTATTCCGTGAGCATGTCGCCAGACTTATGGTCTTTAACAGCGAATGGCACGGTCGAGAAAGCATCTGCTCCAAGGTCAACGGCGTCACGAATGACTGAAATTTCCTTGTAATACTTCCACGCCGCATACGCCCGGAGGTTAGTCCAGCCGAAACGTCCCGCAGCGGAATAAGGCTGTATGAGCATATTGATAGCAGTCTGAGAGTTTATTGGCGTTCCAGGCGAAGTCTGCGTTCCCGTCCCGTAGTTCTTCACTTCACTTTCACTAAAAAAGGATAATATATTTTTAAATCCCATAATTATGCAGTGATTAGAAGGTTAGGGCTTGAATCTGGACGACGTACTGGGTGTTTAAAAGATTTTCTTTCTGCCATTTTTCGACCACTCTCTATACAAAAATAAATAATTCTATTCAATATAATCATATGAGATAAAAAAACAAATAACAATATTAGGCGCATAATTTTCTCCACTCAGGTCTTAATTGTTGTGACTGTCTTTGAGGTAACATTTGATTCTGTGTACCCATATTCTGTGGTAATTTCCCAGTCCTCGTCCCGGTAACTGAAGGTGTGGACTATCTGAGTAAGCCTCCCGTCTTCATCGTATGAGAGCAATTTCCCGCTGTTTGTGAAGCCTTGATTATCAGCATAGTTTATTTCCGTTAAGAGGCTCCCTGTATCCGGGAGGGAAGAGGCAATCTCAAGATTATTCTTGCGCGCCAAGTTTGACTCTATTTGCGATATCGCCGTGGCGTCCTCCGATCCATCGGTAAAGACGATATCATAATATTCAGCTAATTCTGCGAAAATGTTGGGATAGTCAGCGAGATGCAAAGTCGCCCAGTTGGACGTGTCAGCATCTAGGATAGTTAAAAGTTCTCTTTCTCCGGTGTTCAATCCCGCGTGAACAGCGTCCCTGTCAGCCGGCGACCATGAACTTCCATTTAAGCGGAATGTCGGGGTGCCAAAATCTCTATGTAACTCAGTATCGGGTGATCCGTCAAAGGCGACCAATGAAAAGTTTTGTGCGCCATCACGGAAACTGAGTGAGGCGTTTTCTGCAATAGGAGCTTTGCGAACCATGTAAATATTTATGCCGGCCTGCAGGAGAGCATTGTCCATTATCAGCCCATCATTAATGCCATCAAAGCTAATTGAATCCGCCGTCTTAGTCGGCTGGGCGCTTGTATCAGGCTGCGCGAAATCTCTATTGTTCCCGGAAGTGTCGCCCCACCGCTCAACTCCTACATCCTCCTCAACGGAAACAAGGGCATCGAATATGGCCATTGGCGTATAAGTGGGATCATAGAGAACTCCATAAACATAAGTTGCGTCGCCGTCCGTAGAGCCGTTGATAATTTGACTGTCCGTAAGCACGGTGGAGGCGTTGGAGCTGACAATAATTTTGTTAATTGCCGGCTTAACCTCGATACGCTTATCTTCGGCCTGCATGACTGAAATTTCATTCTTTACAGTCTGGACACGAATATTATTCGCCCCTTCGGCAGAGATCTCGTTCTTGGTAGTTGAAACCTTGACAGACACTTAGAAACCTCTGTTGAAAAACTCGATTGTTCCTTGCATCCAGATAAACTTTTTACTGTCGACATCTACTCTCGTTATTTGATAGGGATAGATCCCTTCTGAGTAAAAGGAAGAAGTGGTATCGGCTATTTGAATAAATACCTGTCCATTTGTTGGAGTTGGGATATAAAGACCGTCAGAAGTGTTATCGCCGACTTCTCCAAGAATTGCCAGAGCAGCACCACCGAGTTCGTCTTTTATAGTCATCTCCAACGTGTCGTCGGTCAGGTTCCCGGGGGATCCGTCAGCCAAAGTGTAATACAGAGGTGTATTAAAATCGCACCCTATAACAACATGAGTGTCGGTGATGCGTTCGAAGTTAAATTCATTACTTAGTAACATTTTCCAAAGCTTCCGGTGTGATTGAGGTTCTATACTAAGATAAATTTATTTGTGGATTTATTCAAACCCGTAAATAAAAGGCCTCCCGGAAGGGTATGAACGAATTCGTTTTCCGGGAGGCACACAAACAGGATTCTGGTTTAGAAGACCAGTCCTGAATTAGTTACATCGCTTCTTGAAGGTCTGGGGAAGTTGGAAAGTGAAGCTGCCTTGTCGGAGGAATCTCGGCCGCCCGTACAAGGACAGGCTTAATTCCTTTCTCCTCGCGATAAGACATCAGAAGCTCGGCGCGCAAGAACTCATTTTCGTCAATTTCCATGAACTGCTCAATTATGTCTTTTTCTTTATCCATCATCATTACCTCCTGTAAAAAGGTACGCTCGCGGAGTCGAACCACATCTCAGGCTTCGTTTTTAACGAGTACTCGCCTGCGCATTGACCATTATGCTATCGCGCACATAAAAAGCGGGAGTTGGATTTGAACCAACGTTCTCCGGCGTATGAGACCAGCGACTTAACCACTTGTCCACCCCGCTAAATAGAGAAGGTGGGGGGATTCGAACCCCATCCCCTCGCGGGGACACATCGGTAAGGATGCGACAGAACTCCTAGAGGTGCGACCTCCTTCTGCTACTCACCTTCATTGCCAAAGACCGGAGAGATTTTCACTCTCGAATTTCAGGATTTTCGTCCTGTTGCCTGATCTCTTCCACCTCACTGACGGTTTAATCCCTTACGGGTAGTGGAACCGGCTTCGCTCAAAGGGGACGCCCGAAGGCTATCCGAGGTTAAAAGTAGCACATTGTACTACCGTTTCAAACCCCAACGGCGTATTTTCTTAATCCGGCAGTACAGCTGGGCGCATAACTCGGCGTCGTAAAGAGCTCCGTGGAGCTGGTCGTCCTCGACGGGTACGCCATATCGCCGGCAGGCCTGGAACAGCTTGTTCTCTTTTTTTTTGTCCTTTCTGGCCAGCTGGTAAGTACACTCATGTTCGTGGGTGGTTTTTTCTATCCTCATGCTGCGCAGGTCAAAGCTGATATTATGGCCGATCAGTTTTCGGCCCGCAACGAACGCCAGAAAGTCCGAGCGAATCTCCATGAACTTCGGCTTGCCCATCAAATCGGTAATTTCCAGGCCGGTGATTTCAGTTACCCGAGCCGGGACAGACCCGGACTCAGGAAAGCAGAGCTGTTCGAAGGAAGCGCCAAAAGAGCAGACGCCAGCGTTAGAATTGAACTCTATCGCCGCGACCTCGATGACAGAGTCCTTCTTGCTAAAGCCGGTCGTCTCTACGTCAATCGCTACAAATGAGAAGTCAGTACTCATAGGTAGTCAGCCATCGCCATAGTCTTTTCCAAATAGAAGGCTTGCTGATTTTAAAAACGCAGGCCGGGTTTATAGGATTCTTCACTAAAGAAATTTCAATTAATTTGATTTCATCTATTTTCTTCATCAGTACTTCCCGTGCTTCCTCATGAATTTTCTCTTCTTCCCTTTCTTCCCGCCAAAGGTACGTGAGAAGTGGGCAGTGTTATTTTGCTCCTCCCACTCGTCGCGAGTCATAGCTTTGTGGTGTTCCTCTTCATTTAAGCTCTTCAGTATTGGTTCTATTTCCTTTAAGCGATCGGTGAAAGATTTTGTCGAGACTTCAGCATCTTCAAGCTTGTTCACTAACTCGCTTTCAGGGACTTCTTTGATCACCCAGCCGGCCTCAGTCAGCGTCTTCCGGGTGGTCTCCCCGATTCCAGAGCTGAGATAAATTATTTTGTCTCGTTCGTTAATTACGCCTTTCATCACCAAATATCCTCGCTAAATAATTCATTGCCAGGCCCGGTCTTCCGCACGAAGAGTCGGCTCTTAGGTTTGGGAATCTCTTGCCCTTCAAAAATGAATTCTCCTGTGTCAAACCAATGTTTCATTGACTCCTGATCAACCTCTCTGTAATCATTTTCTTCAATTTGGAATAAAAAGGTTACATCAAAGAGATGTACTCGGCTGCCGGAAAAATATTTTACAGCAGTTTCTATTTCTTCTTTCTCGAATTTATTTTCTAAAATTTTTGCAAGCATGGGTACGGAAAGATAGTCCCAATCTGAACGCCAGGCATTAATAAGCATTTTAAAAATTTCTATAGTAGGGCTGCCTTCCGGCCAGTCCTTTTCTACAATTTCTAAAACTGTGTTCTTAAACGCCTTCATACCTGTTCCTTCGGGGGCTCCACGCTTGGGAGGTAAGATCATTTCATAATCATAGCAACTCTGACAAAGATCACTAGCGTTTAGATTTTCATTTTTTGTATATAATTCATCCTTACACCTTCTACATTTCACAAAATAAGTCATTCTGCCTCCTCGCAACACTTCTGGCAAAGCAGTCGGTTTCTTCCCTTTTCTGGGCAGGCGAGGCCAAGTATATCGCCCTCCTGAAACGTTCCCTTGCACCAATAACAGCAGGTGTCCTTGGGGCGTATATTCCGAAAAGACTCGGTGAATTTGGTAAACTCTTTATTCAGCCATTTGAACTTCAGGGTCTTCCGGCGAGCCGGGATTACTTTCGAGAGCTTTACGTCGCGCTTCATTTTTTCTCCAGTCCAGTCCATTATCCCATCCCCTCAATAATTGCTTTCTCGAACTCTGATCTTTCCTCCACTTTGACCGTGTGAGTATTGGCGCATTCCTTGCAGATAACCGCCATTTCTCCGACATTCCATTCGTAGTCAACGCCGTCACAACCGCCACAACCAGCGTCGTAAAAACACTTACGTTCACAAATGTCACAGCAGTAATAATTTGATTTAGCCATTATTCTATCGCTCCTTTTGCTATCGCCCGCGCTTTCTCGTCGCCTGTCTGGATGATTTCGAGGAGCGCAGCGCGGTACCGAATGTTGAGATTCTTCAGCTCCTTGTTCTTTTCGTGGTACTTCCGAAGCTCCTCTGCTGCCGTGCCTTTGCGGTCGGCCTTGATCTCCATAAGGCGCTTGGTGATGGCGTTAATAGCCACGCCCGTCATCCTCTTCGCGTACAAGGCTCCCTTGTACCAATTCTGGTCAAGCCTGGATTCGCAGTAGTTAACCGCGTGGAGTTCGGTGTCGATGTTCGTAGATATCGACCTCCGCTGAATTTCGAGGTTTTCCTTTGCCTCGACCAGCTCGGCCCGTGACATCTGGGCTATATCCGCGTTGGTGATTCTTAGAGTTCTATCGCTCATGAGCCCACCGCCTTCAAAATCGCCCTGAGAACTTCGGCCTTGTAGGTTTCATATGTGGAGTAAGAATCAAGGATTGTAATGCCGTTAGAAGAAACGTACAGATCAATATCCCACCGCTTATCAACAAGATTAAATGATGTTGTTACTCTTACTTTTGAGGCTTTTATCACTTCAGTGAACTGGTTGGCATCTTTGTCGGGTTGCCATTTTTCACCATTTGAAATAATAATATGTTCCCCGTAAACTGGATCTTTTACAATCCTAAAATTATCATTCACTATAACCGCCAGCCTCTTCAGCTCGTCCTGTGTTAGTTCACTCACGATTCAGCCCCCTGTTAGTAGTTTTCTGCATAATCGCTATACGCTCCTCCTCACCTTCCCGCTCCTCTATCTCTCGGAATTTCTCTCCCATAGAGCCGGCCGGAATTACTAGGTTAACGCCAAGGCCACTTATGTGTCGCGCCTGCTGATTTTCTTCAGCCCACTGTTTTATTTCCTTGAAATTAGCCTGCGCCTCATTCCGCTCCTTGCGGCAGGCGATCAGCTTTTCGTGGAACTTGTTAGTCAGGCTTTCGACCTTGTCATAGCGCTTCTGAAGGTCGGCCATGGCTATTTCGTGCCGGCGTTCCTTCTTGCCCAACACGTCCAAGGCGGTGCGCTTATCCTTTAAGCTTTTCGCGCAGGCTTCCTCAAGCTGGGTGATGTATCGCAGGACGCTGATCGGGGTTATGGCCAGTTCCGGTTCAGCGTTGGCTTTGCTTTCTTCGAGTGTCATTTCTTCTTCTCCATTTCCGCTAATCTTCCCTTCAGTCTCTGGTTCTCTCTATCAATTATTTCTTTGCTATACTTTTCAGATTCAAGCTTACCTCTAAGGTCTTTTACCTCACGTGAGAGAGTAAGAATTATCTCAGAGAAATTTTCAACCGCTTTACTGTCCATAAAAATTTCCCTCGTTGTTATATATTGGAATATCCCTCAAATCTCGATAAAGAGAGCAAGCTCTTTTTTTGATTTTCTTCTCATATCCAAGATGGGAGAAGTGGTATTCAAAAACCAGATTCTCTGTGATTGTCACCTTCTCAATTTTCATCCTGTGGAGAGTGTCAAAAGCTATCAGATAAACCAAATCTCCTTCATTGTAATCGCTTTCGAGCTTCATTTTTCGCCCAGCTCCTTTATCGCTTCGACAGAGGCCCGGCTCGGAAAGCGCCAGCCCTGCTCCCAAGATTGGACGGCCTTGTAGGATACGCCGAGCGCCTTTGCGAACTCTACCTGCGTCAAGCCGAGCGCCTGACGGGCTTCTTTTACTTCGGTTTTATCCATTCTGTTCCACCTGTATTTCTGCCGCGGCGAGCATAAGAAGCATCTTATCTGTGCCGGCGTTTTCCGTGGCCTCAACCAATGCCTGCTGTACTTTTTCCCGTCCCATCATATCAGCCTTACTGGTCTTCAGGAGGGACTTTAGCGCCTGTATTTTTACCTGCCCAGCGAGCGCTTCGTAATAGGCATACTGCGCCAACAATGGCAATTCACTAATGGCTTTTGAGGTCGCGATAGTCTTTATTGACTCCTCTGCGAATCTCATGAATTCTACTCCGTTCATTTTCTTTCTCCAATTATTTAATAGGGAATTGAATATTCTCATGACGCTTTAGAGAGTCTGTATTCTCCCGTATAATTCCGTCGATAGTTTCAGCCAAGTCCTCCACATAGCCGATCTTGTCCGATATGCCGTAATATGCATTTCGGGCTTCGTTCTTGGTGTCGTTGTCGCAGATCAGATATATTGTCTCCTTGGCGTTTTCTACCTTTCCAAGTGCTTTTTCTAATCCGGCAAAAGCGCTTACGAGTTCGGCTTTGGCCTGAATGAGGTCTTCGATTTGTTCGTGTAGTAATTTCATTATGCGTCCTCCTCGATTTGGGTTGAAATATGCTCGCGGATAAGCTCGTCGATGTCGTCGATTGCATCCGCAAGGTCGCGGTTATGGTCTAATAGTATTTCGTGAATTTCCGGTTCGAGTTCCGGGTGGTCGGCTATTCTGCCGTTGGCTATTGTATTGATGTCCATTTCTTTCTCCGTGTATTAGTTTCTTTTTTGGTATTCTTTCAACCAAGGTTCCTCGCAAGCTCTGAGGGTTTTACGCTCTAGTCCTTCCCATGCTTCGAAAATTTTATTTTGTTCTTCTCTTGGGAGCGGTCTTACGTGAATGTCGTACCCGCCTTTTACTAAAATCTCTTTGAAGAGGGGGAGCTTTTCCATTTGCTTAATGGTATCCCGCCCTTCTTCGCAAAGGGAAAGTTCCTCTTTGGTGGCCGTCCAGTCTACGTTTTCGATTCTCCAAATGCTACAAAGGATGGTAAGCATTCCTTTTACGCCTGGATTTTCGTCTGAAAATATTTTCTCGTATAGTTCGTTGCGGTCTTGCTGCGTCATTTTTCTTTCTCCGTTTATACTTATAAAGTACCACATATTGTGGTATCTGCCAGTCATGTGGTAGTAATAGTGGAGGGAATTTTAAGATTAAAAGACGTAAGCTTTCGGATTGGATGGCCGGCCTTTGCCAGAGAGATGCGTTAAACCCCAGACGAGCGCGTCCATGCGGTTTGGCGATGGTTGCCCTTCCTCATTTACCCATGTTGTCATTTCGAGTTCCAGCTCCGGGTGTGTGCCGACATGGTGAACTTCTTCAGCTTCGTAGAGTGCCTGAATAGGTTGTGCCCTGATCGCCTTACCCCTGGAAGCGTGGACTGTCTTGCATTTGACGTACTTTCCGATGGGCTTGTCGTCCGCGTCACGAACGGTTTTGATTAGAGCCGGGATAAAATCACCGCCATTATTCTTCTCGATTACGACGAATTTACAGCTGTATTTGTTATAAAGTTTTACAATTTTCGTGGCGATATCGATACGCTTTCCGCGCATAGACCTGTCCTTAATGACATAGTAATGGTCGTCGGATCCCTTGGCGCAGATCATTATTCCGTCCTCGTCAGGATCATTGCCGGTATTTTTTATTTTGTCCCGCTGCGGTTTCTCGCTATCGGTGACAGCTGGGTCATATGCAAGGACGACTTCTTTGAAGGTGAAGTCATCATCGTCCGATTTTAACCGCGCGGCCAATTCGGCCCGGGAGATTCGATTCTCGCTAATATCGGCATCCACCCAGAGAGCTCCATCGACGTCTTTTTTCCAGGCGCTGAGATAAATATGGTTGTATCGCTTCAAATTTTTCTTTTTGAGCCGGTGCGCTTTTCGGATGAATCCGTCGCTCAAATAACGAAGATTGTCCAAGTAAGTCGTCGTGATAACCATTACGTCGTCGCGCTCCTCCTCAAAGAATTCCTTGTAAATCCAGTGGTTGACGTGGCCTTGATTCAGGCAGAGAATGACAAGGTTCTGATGCTTGGTTGTACGGATGGAGTTGTCTGCTTTATCGAACAGCTCGTATGATACGACGTCCTCGGCCTCTTCCACCACGAATATATTTTTATCCGCGAGTGACTTGGAGTCGCCTGTGCTCTGGTTTGATTGCGGTTTTAGCCCAGAATAGTCTATGACGACCTTCGTTTGTGTATTCACAACCTGCGTCTGCTTGAACTGAAAACTCCCGACATTTCCTACAGCTTCACAGAGAGACTTGAACTGAGGAATGATTGATTTCTCCGCGCTGCGCATCGTCCAGCGAGTGAAATACACACCCCAGCCCTTCTTGAATGTTGCGCTATTGATCCACGTTCCGAGGGCGTGAGACTTGGCACCACCCCGGCCGCCGATCAGAATTACATATCGGATATTTTTATGCTTTTTGGAAAGCTTGGGATCCAGGAGCTCGAAAAAAGGCTCAAATTTTGGACTGAGTACCATTTAGTCCTCGTCTTCGTTGTCCTCATCGTCAAAAATGTCGTCCGGCTCCTCTTCCTCCAGCTCCTCCATGAGGTCGTCAGTGCGGGTTACCGTGTCGCCGAATCCTATCTGCGGCGCTCCTTTGATCTCGCCAGAGTGCTCAAGTTCGGTTTTCTCGATATAGCCTCGCTTCTTGCCTTTGGTCTTCAGAAGGAAGATTGTTGCAGTCACGGCTCCGCGACCGCCAGACTTGATCTGCTTGTACAGAGCGCTTTCAGCAAAATCCAAAACTATCTCCTGGACTTCGTCGGCTGCCTTTTTGAATTCCGGGTCGTTTTTGCACCAATAATAATATTGCGATCGGGGAGTGTCGCGGATATTGCAGGCCTGAGTTAAGACGCCCAGCGCCGTCTCCAGCGCTTCCAGAAAGTTTCTTTTTGCGATTTCGGTTGATTTTTTAGCCATAATTATGTCACCTCCGACTATAATTTACTGCGAAAACTACTCATTCTGCAACCCCAGTCTTAAAAACCTGTTCCGGGTCGATGCCCTTGAGCTTGCAGTATCGCTTCACAATAACGTCACAGTACTTTGGGTCGAATTCCATGATTCGGCAGCGTCGGCCCGTTTCTTCGCTGGCGACAAGAGAAGTTCCCGAGCCTCCAAAACTGTCGA